CGGAACGAAGTGGAGCCGAGTGAAGCCGAGCGGAGCCGAGTGACGCCGAGCGGAGCCGATCCGAATTTATATCCGTATATATTAGAGTAAAAGAGTAATTATAATGGGTTTTCAACGGTTGCTTCATACCGAAACAGGTCGTATTATTATATCGATTGTGCTTGGTCTAGGCATCGCATCGCTTTTTCGTAAAGTATGTAAAGACCGGTCATGTATCCAATTTCGTGCACCTCCTCTCAAGGATTTAGAGAAAGATACGTATAAGTTGGACGACAAATGTTATGAATATAAGACGAAGTCTGTGAAGTGTGAGGCAGGTAAAAAAGAAGTGCGTCTCAAATAAAAATTGAATGTAAACTATTTCGTTATTGTATTTCGTATCAAACATACAATAACGACACGACACGACACGACACGATGGAACTCGCGACCGAACCTGACGTTTACTCACCCAGTATCGATGAAAACGGCAACTACATCGACAAAATCCCATCATTCAATACAAACGCACTCGCGAATGGATTACGTTGCCCATGTGGAACACGTAAAGACAAAGTATATCTTTCCGGTCCATTATTTGCCGCACACTGTAAAACAAAAACGCACGAGAAGTGGGTCCAAGAGTTGAACACCAACAAGGCGAACTTCTTCACAGAAAATCAAAAACTCCGCGATGTTGTTCACGCCCAGAAAATCATGATCGGAAAGATGGAACTGGAACTCGCCAGTAAAACTATGACCATCAATTATTTGACGCATGAGCTTACAAAGATTATGACATCAGGGGGCGGCGGACATACGGCGACGCCATCCGCAAACGACATGTTGATGTTTTAGGCAGATTGTTCTGCGTCCAGTTTATAAGTCTTCGTTCTTTACATATGTATATTATTAGTTTTCTTATTTTTCTTATTTAGACATATTATTTCGATGAACGACACAACCAGTATCGATGACCTGCCTTTAAGTAGTCAAACCCCGAGCACTGGATATGCCGGTGGTGGTGGCGCACCACTCATCTACTCGCCGATGATAGACGGACAACCGGCACACCAACAGCAACAAATTCCAGGCAACGTAATGAATGAAGTCCTCCAAGGCGTCCAGCGGGCAAGTGCCAACAGTATGACGATGATACCAACGAGAGATATTCCGATGACTCCTAACGTGTATACACATGATGAACAAGCAAGACCGAATTATGTGCCGCAACCTCAGCAGAGTATGGGCATGAGTGGCGGTGGTAGTGGCGACTATATAAAAGACCATACATCGATGGAAAACATCGTTCGCGCCAACGCACGACAGTCCAATCAAATCGACACGATCGAGGCGATTTATTATGATCTTCAAATGCCAATTCTTATTGGTGTCCTCTATTTCATCTTTCAGATGCCGGTATTTCGCGCACAACTGCTCCATTTTCTACCGTCATTATTTGGCGAAGATGGGAACTTCAAAATCATGGGTTTAACCGCGACAAGCGTGATGTTTGCGGGAACATTCTTCGTGATTACCTTGATTTTCAAGAAGTTGGGAGAGGGACTCCGGTGATACAACTCCTTACTTTCGCGATTTCTTCCTCGTCTTCTTGGCAACCCCTTTCGCTCTCGCTCGAGCTCTCGAACTCGTATTCTCATACGGAACATACCGCAAAAACCATTCCTCAAATTCACGTGATCCTCGCTTTCCTTTCAACTCCTCGTATTTCGCCGTTTTCTCAAATCGCATTGACTCCAACGTGGGTTGTTTGCCATAACAATTAATACTAAAACGTCGTAATAAACCGGTCTGTTTCAGTCGATTATGTTGTTGGACATCAAAAAGAAACTGCGACATACAAAGAATGCGATTGATGTCATAATAAACGCGGTCGGCGTAAATAAATGCGAGGTAAAAGCTCAACATCGTATCGATCGTCGCAATACGAATCGATTCTCCGCGCCCCCCTTGACTATCACCGTCGCCGTTTATCCGGATCGTATTATAACTATGACATGCGAGAGGTTTGTATAAGAACGCAATCACCTCATCGCCCACGCGAATATCATAATGCTCGGAAATCACTTCGCCGACACCAGCGTGTTTCGTATATTTGACGTCGGTATATTTATGCGCGGTAAGCTCTCGGACAACTTCATCACAGAGGTCGCGTGGGTTTTCCGAGAGAATATCGAAATCGGGGATTTTTTGGATGATGCGACGTTGGTGTTTCGGCATATATCGTGAATACAGAATATTAGCGTAACCACCGAAGAAAACGGCGCGGTTTTTTATGAATACGCCGCGGACAATATTATAAATATCGGTTTCTGCGAGTTCTTTCTCTCGGTGACTACTGTATGAAATTTGTGATTTGTTTATGGAATACTCTCGGTCACGAGATCGAGATCGAGATCGAGACCGACTTGGTTTCGGCGTCGGCGTCGGCGTCGCCTCTGCGTCCGCGTCCAAATCTCTCGTCTTCATCGAATATAATACATACTCATCGTCATCACTAAACAATCTTTCATATGTTGCGATTAAACGATAACGCCGAGTTAGTTTATCTTCTTCGACAGTGTATTTAAAATCACCGATCGTTTCTTCATGCGACCGAACACCGTAAAATAAATGTTTCATATAGGCATCCAAACCCTTGTATTTTTTCATGATCTCTCGTATTGCTTCACGTTTGCGTGCCTTTGCGCTTTCGTTGTTTGCGCCGCCGCGTTTTACCGTCCTAGAGCGAGCAAGCGATCGAGAGCGCGAGCGAGTCTGTGTCGCTGTCGCACCCCTTTTTCTTGAAATACTAATTTCACCGGTATTCGAAGAAGTCGCACCTTCAAAACCTCGTTGGTATTCGATTTTATCGCAGTCATATCCTTTAAGCGGATAATGTGTATTCAATAATGTAAGACGTTTCTGAACCTTCTCCCATCGAGATACATCGCCATCGGGGCGCGAGAGTTCGAGATACATCGCCATACGAAGAAAGTCGGGCGGAGCATAAGATATTCCTTTTTTAATTATGGAGTCACGAGAGATTGCCTTGAATAACGCGGGTTCCATTTGTGTAATATCGGCGATTCCTGTGAAATTCACGAACACTTTATAAGTTCCATGATGAACACCGGATTTTGCTTCGACGTCTTCATAACCCGCCTTATAATAAATATCTGCGAGCTCTTTCGCGTGGTCAAGTGCTTTGTCCGAGTAAAAATCATAATCGGGAAGTTCGATATCCTTATTGTAAAACTGCGCATCTTCTGGGAGAATATTGTTGATCGCTGTCCCACCATAACAAACAAGTTTCTTATCTGCGATGAATTTCTCGACGATGGAGATGATTTCTTGGACTTTGGGGTCTTTAATGATAGCGGCGCCTTTCCGCTTTTCAACTAAATCGACGGCTTCGCGCAGGATTTCGAGTTCTTTTTCTTCAAAGGACATTTTTTTATCGGTGTTGTCGTGATGACGAGCACCGCCGCGTAGTAATAAATCCGACATTATATTCTACTACATTATCATTAGAATATAATTCAGCGTAGCGTAGCGTAGCATCCGCGGCAGGGATACAAAAGAGACACCCGCGAATGATTAAAGCGTAATCTTGACACCGCCTGCGGCTTCTGCTGGTCGCGCCTCCATCGATGCCTTCGGGTTCGGCGGTGCTGGTGGCGCAATCGTAATTGGAACATATCGTAATTCCTCCGGTTTCAAGATAAACGCATACCCCACCGACGCAAATTTGTCTTCATACGCTTTGAGTTTTTCATCACGCGCTTCTTCTTGAAAACACATCGTCGCGATTTGACACCCCCATGTAAATGGGCCGTTGTGTCCATCGTTGAACGGGCGACCACCCTTATCCGGAACTACCAGACACATATTTTTCTTATTCGCATCTTTGAATGCTTGTGGATCGCCAACATTTTTCACACCAAAATAGGTATACTTCGAGAGAAATAATGAATTCGAACTCATATTTATCAATTCTAACAGTTTTGTGTTTCGATACGCCGGATTGGATCCATCTACCATGAGTATAATTTTGCCCTTGAAATCAAGCAAATTTTCGTTTCCTAAATCCTTTGTCTGGTATTCACGACCATATTTCGGACCCAATAAATTCCGCGCAACACTCTTGCTTTGAGAAATTATTTTAGCGAGGTTGTCATACATCGTCACATTACGAGACATGATACGCATATGAATAATAAATGGGTCACCTGGATTCGGGCATTTTGCTCCAGAAAAAACGTAGCTTCCTAAGACTTCAAAAGCCTCACTAACCGGGATATGATTGTATGTTTCTTTATAATTATAGGAATTCACCGATGAAGATGCGATCACCGGTTGATTATCAACTGAAAAGACCTCGAAGTCGATAAAGCGACAACCGCGTGCGATCACGTAAAGAAGCGCATCCATACTTACAGTAGAGTTCTTGAATTTGTCTGGGTTGAACGCGTTGTATGCGGCTTTGATATAATAATCCCGTAACTTGAACTTACTTTGATTGTCTTGCGGATTTATCGATGTAATATTTTTTTCGATGGATGCCTTCGTATTTTCATCCGGATTTTCGAGGCCTTCTTTTACCGCGTTGATTGGTTTATCAGTGGTAGGTGCGTTGACCGGTGGCGGGGGAGATGCCGTTTTCGTGTTGAACGTATCCAGATTGGTTGCCGCTTTTTTTCGCTGATGGACCGTCATTTCTCCCTCGGGTGTATCAACAGTAAAATTCTCTGTGGATAATATCGGCGTTTGGGGCGTTTTGAGTAAATTCGCGATTTTTTTCATGAGCTGATCGTCATCAACGCCGAACCCTTCGCGATATGGCGCGGCCGATGATGCTACCCCTTTCTTTCCAAGAGCTTTCGTTTCATAGCATCTAGTTTTAATCATTTCTGATATCTTCCATGTTGCGAAAACGATAATAATAATACCTATGAATACGAATTCTACTTGATTTTCTTTCATTCCTCTTTACTATATATAATAAAATATTAGAATAAGATTTTTATATAAAGTTATTATAACATAACAAAATAACATACTAAATGACTGGTGGTTTATTGAATTTGGTAGCTACCGGCAATCAGAATGTTATTCTCAACGGTAACCCCAAAAAGTCGTTTTTTAAAAGCACATACCTTAAATATACGAATTTCGGTCTTCAAAAGTTTAGAGTTGATTTCGATGGTCAGAAGAAGTTACGTATGACCGAAGAGTCCAAATTCACGTTTTATATACCCAGATATGCGGAATTATTGATGGACACGTATATATGTGTAACGCTGCCGTCGATTTGGAGTCCGATTCATCCTCCTGCTCGAGTGGAAGATATGTGGGCACCATATGAGTTTCGTTGGATCGAAAATATAGGCACACAGATGGTGAAGGAGATCGTGATTTCAGTTGGCGGGATGACCCTCCAGCGTTTCACCGGCAATAATCTGATGGCGATATTAGAACGCGACCTTGACGCAACAAAGCGGGAGTTATACAATCAAATGACTGGTCATGTTCCAGAATTATATAATCCAGGTTGTTCTGGCGCGCGACTGAATCAATACCCGAACGCCTATCGCACGTCGAATGTCGCTGGCGCAGAACCGTCGATTCGTGGGCGTAAAATATACATCCCGATTAACGCATGGTTCACGCTCTCATCGAAAATGGCGTTTCCGCTTGTATGCCTCCAATATAATCAACTCCAGATTGATGTTACGCTGCGACCGGTGAAGGAGTTGTTCACGATTCGTGATGTAGGTGATCCAGAGAATTTCTGGCCGGTTATTCAACCCGATTTTACGAATCCACTTCATCAGATGTGGCGATTTTTATACCCACCGCCAAGTATCGATTTATCGCTGAATTCGTATCCGAGTATTCGCACCGACTGGAATGCGGATGTTCATTTGATGGCGACGTATTGCTTTCTCTCGGATGAAGAATCGAAAGTGTTTGCCGCAAATCAGCAGAAATATTTGATCAAGTCGTATTATGATTGGGTCTTCAACGATGTAACTGGGAATAAGAAAATCAAGATCGAAAATTCGATGGGGATGGTGGCATCATGGACGATGTTTTTTCAACGCAGCGACGTCAATCTCCGGAATGAATGGAGCAATTATACCAACTGGCCGTATAACTACCTCCCATATGATATTATTCCCGCACCCATCGACGATGACTGGCGCCCAGCGGCATTTACTGAAGACATCCGCCAAACAACTGATCTGCTTACAAATCTGAACCCGGCTTACCCTCATGACCGCTACTTCTTCGATAAGAATGGACCAAAAAACGGGATCGGACCAGGCATTAATCCACGCGATAAACGCATGACCGGACTTCATATTACCGGCGATTTTCAATCCGAAAATGAACGCGATATTTTACAGATGTTGGGAATTTCGTTGAACGGCAAATACCGAGAGAATTTACTTGACGCGGGGGTCTATAACTACGTTGAGAAATATACACGCACCCGCGGAAGCGCAAAACCGGGTATCTACTGCTACAATTTCTGTCTGAATTCGGACCCGTTTGATCTACAACCAAGCGGCGCAATCAATATGAGCAAATTCAATCAGATCGAACTCGAAATGACGACGATTTATCCCCCGTTGGACTCTGCCGCCGAAGTGAAGGTGATTTGTAATCCGAACACGCGAGAGATTATCGGAATGAATAAGCCGAATGTGAATATTTACTTGTATAATTATGACCTACATATACTCGAAGAGCGGTATAATGTTCTTACATTTGTATCAGGAAATTGCGGTCTAATGTATGCTCGCTGATTTTGATGTTTCAACCACGTTATAATAATCTATGGTATATATAACTTACCAAAAAATGGCGGACGACGAAGAAGAACAACGACCCGATGACGTCGAAGATGATAATGAAGCAGACGACGGTGAAGAAGGAACGTTTAGCAAACTAGGAGGGATGATCGGCGGAGGAGGTGGCGACGGTGACGGCGATAAAAAAAAAGATGAAGGGACGACGGCGAAAGCGAAACCGAAATCGATCTTTGATCTCGAAGCACTGAAAGAATTCGGGCTGAGTGTCCTAACGCTATTTATTGAAACGGTGATCATTTCGGTGATATGTGTGAATATCATGTTTTTTGCGGCACCGGAAAGTATCAAAAATAATAACCTTAACTTGAATAAACTATTTCCGACCGACCGCCACGAATGGCCATATTGTTATACGAGCGAATACACGAGTTGCGGCGCCGATTGTGATGATAAGTTCGGAGGGATTGCGGATGATCCAAAGATCGAAACACCTAAAAAAATATACTTGAAAGCCGCGATTCTTCTTGATACCTACGTCTTTAAATGGTTCTGTTTAACAGAAGAAGATTTAGATCTGGTGAATGACAGTGTCGAAGAGGGAGTAACAAAAGTAAATCTTTTGAATTGGGCATTTATTAAAGCCCGCTTTAAGCAATGGATCAATAACGCATTCATATTTTCATTTTCATCCGACCGCGCGATGTTGTCCTATATCTTTGAACAAATCACACGTATTTCAAACGCGATTCCTGTTGAATTACAAGACGCTATATCGCCTCTGATTATTATATTAATCCCGTTTGTATTTTTACTAATTGTCGGTTTTATGTTAATGGGTGGACCATTTTTTACAACAGTTATCGGCATGATTCTGAATCCTACCGATCATCGTAAAGAATTTATCGGCGGTTCATTATGGTCTATATTTACAGGATTCGGGTTGGGTATAATACCGGTGATTTCGTATTTTGTTCAATTGATTCAGTTCATCGGAACTTTATTTATTTACCCTCTTCTTCATTGGGATCAGTATCGCGAATTATACGCTAGGTATGTTCCTATTATATTCTTCTTCTTTAACCTCACCTTAATGTATTACGCTTTTGAGTATTTAGATATTAATGTTGCGGCGATTGTGATTCTAATGTTACTTGTCTTGTATCTTACACATTACTGGCAAGGAATCATGGATTTTATTAACTCGATTAAGAATTGGAGTGGATAGCAGCAAAATGAATAAACAACATAAATAATATCGTATAAGAACTATTATATCCAAATTTATACGATATGGGTGGAAAGAATAAAGCATCGGCAGTTCCCGGAGTAGCAACGGCGACGGCGACGGCGACGGCATCCGGTATCGAAAAATCAAGCCCAGAATATTTTAAAAAATATCCATTTGTGAGTGTATGTACACCTACATTTAATCGCCGGCCGTTTATTCAGGCTATGATTCGTTGTTTTAATGAACAAGACTATCCACAAGATCGCATGGAATGGATTATTATTGATGACGGAACCGACCCAATCGAAGACCTCGTAGCATCACATCCTCGAGTTAAGTATTTTAAATACGATACAAAAATGACGTTGGGGCGAAAGCGTAATTTGCTTCACGAGAAATCCCGTGGAGAGATACTGGTCTATATGGATGATGATGATTATTATCCTCCAAAACGCGTCTCTCACGCAGTTGAAATGTTGGTATCTCATCCTGAGGCATTATGTGCTGGGTCGAGCGAGATTTACATTTATTTCAAACATATTAAACAAATGAAGCGGTTTGGGCCGTATGGACCCAATCATGCTACCGCAGGAACATTCGCATTTAAGCGAAAGCTGTTAAAGAATAACCGGTATAATGATGACGCATGTTTGGCGGAAGAACGCGCATTCTTGAAAGATTACACGGTTCCATTCGTCCAACTTGATCCGATGAAAGTGATTCTCGTATTTTCGCATGAACATAATACATTCGATAAACGTAAGCTGCTTGTAAATGCGAATCCGGATGTGGTGAGAGATTCACCGAAGAAGGTGATGGATTTCATCAAAGACAACGACCTTCGTCGGTTTTATATGAATGAATTAGAAGGTTTATTGGCGAATTATGAACCCGGTCGACCTGAAATGAAACCGGACGTAATCGCACAAACATTACAGCTTGAGAAAGAACGCGCGAAGATGGCGCAAGATGCGGCGGCGGCCGGAGGGGGCGGTAATATCGTGTTACAACAAGATGGTCAACCACCGGTTACGTTGAATAACAAACAGATTGTCGATATTCTTCAAGCATTACAAAACGATGTTGCGTCACGTGATCAAGAAATAGCACGATTGAATCGTGAGTATCATATGCTTCATGAAAAATATCAAGCATTACAAAAAGCACATGCGGAAGCGGAGGCGGCGGCAGCGGCAGCGGAGAGGGCGACGAATACCACGGATCATATCCCTGAAACTATCTACGTCTAATAATACTATTATTCAATATCATAATTGACTGTGAATGATTATGATATTATGATCTGGGGTGATTAAGCCTTCACGATTTCAACCGAGTTAATCTTTAAACAAAGAAGACTATTCTTAGATTCGTGAATTACAAATTCGTGCCCTTTATTGTATTCTTCAAATTTAGCTGTAAGAATGTTCTCGATTTCACTTACAGGAAGTTCATCATCCTTTGTTTTATATTTATTACGTGCGTCGTCGTATGTGTCATCGTTATTAGACTTTGATTTTGGCTTCGATTTCGTCGATTTATGTTTGGTTTCTACTTTCTCAGACGGAAGGTATTCCCATTCACCAACAGCCTCAATCGTTTGATTGTTTGTTATATAGACGATGGAGTCGGAATTAAATACAAGCGCCGATCCGGGGGCGTGGTCATAATTATCAAGATCGATTTCAGTAATCAAATCAAATTCGTCGAGAAAATCAGTCTTTCGCAGATAACTGCGGATGTAGTTTATGATTTCAGGAGTTATCTTTACAGTATATATTTTGTTTTCAGTCTCACTTCCGCTATCGCTATCGCTGTCACTTCCGCTTTCACTTCCGCTACCGCTATCGCTTCCGCTACCGCTTTCGCTTTCACTTCCGCTGTCATTCGCGCGATCATGTTTTTCCTTTTTGTGTGATTTGTCTTTTACAGTTCCAGGAGGATTGACCGAAATACACTCAACCTCTGTATCTAACACTAAACGGTATTTCGAATCAAATGAAATAGACGCACCCATGAATGATAATTATTTCTAAATACTATTTATATCTTTTACATATTATTCAAACGCATAATAAAGATCGGGTCCGATGTTTCATTCTAGTAAGACAGAATCATATTGACTATCAAGTTCACCGCCATATATGTTATCTTCGTTGTCTACGACTACTACAGATTTTTCCATATATTTGTCTAAATACCGATAAATACGATTCACGTCCAATTTCGTGATTTCATACATTTCTAAAATGCGCGGAATATCCTCTTCCGCATACTGTTTTTTTAGTGTCATGAAAAATGTGAATAAATCGTTTTGGTCCATCGACAGTTGAATACATAAATTTTGTATGAAAAGCTGATTATTGTATTCGGTGCTATATTTGGTTAAAACCTTCGTAAATCGCACTTCGGTCGGATGAAACCGTGCTTTTTTAGGGAATGATTTGTGAAACAAATGATGATTGTAGAATGTTTTGATAAGGGACGATAGCTCGTTAAATAACCAAATCTGATTTTGAAATGTGATACGGTCAAAATAATCCGCTTGACATATGTTATCTAATACGATTTTATAAAAAGGCGCTGACACATGAACTGGCATCTTTTCAAATAAATCGATGATATTTTCATGCCAAAGAAGACCGATTGTGGTGCGGTCTGTTTCGTTGATTAGAACATTATGTTCAGAAATTGGATATTCGGTATTCATCAACTTTTCGGTTATTTTTTTGATATCTTCGTTATAGGTCTTCGGTTGAAATATCGCGTGAAGAATATTATTCGCAAGTATCGTGTTTGATTTTTTACTCATTTCTATTACTGCATTTAGTTTACGAAGATTACCTTGAACGAATGTGATGATATTTTTTCGCATCACCGCGTCAATCGTTGGCAATTTCATGTCGATGATATTCGACATTTGTGTAACCGTCGGTGTTTTTAATTCGTAGACATAACACACCTTCATCAATTCTTTGATTTTCTTGTCGATATGGTAATTCCCAATACAAATGATTGGGTTCATCGTTACTTCTTCTAGTTTCTGTTTTTTTGTCTTTTTAGGACGAATCAGTTTAATAAGTGACGTAATTCCGCCCTTATCACCGTTATTCATTCCGTCAAGCTCGTCCATCACTACAACGATTTTTTTAACTTTACGTTGAAATATCGACATGATGTTTTTATCCGAGATATTATGTTGTGTAATCGATTCGATGATCGACTTGTTTCGAATATCGCCTGCGTCATATTTCACCATATCATAATCGAGTTCTTTGAGTAGTCGAACAACGAATTCGGTTTTGCCTGATCCGGGTTCGCCATAGATATAGATACCTCGTTTGAATGTAAGATCGGATTTGTTTTTCTGAAATGATGCTAGGAAATCACGTATATTGTTATAGATGGTTTCGCGACCTAAAAACGTGGTATAATTATCCATGTATGTGTGATATGTGAATATATTTTTTATGTTTATATGTTATAACGACCATTATTGAGATAATGAACGCAATCCAAGAACTATTTGCGCCTCTTGACAAAGATTATTGTCTGTTGTTTTATTGGCTTACTGTCGTGAATTTTATTTTCTTGGCAGTTGCTGCGTTGGGGTTTGTTTCGTCGCTGGTGCTCTTATTTAGGGGAAAAATCACGTTAATGAGCGGTGTTTATTCATTCTTGATGATTTTGGTATATGCCCTTATGTATTTCCAGACACGTTTGTTCTACTCGATGTGTGTCACGAGCAACATGAAGGCCGGAACTTATGGTATGGGTGCTCCTTCTGACTCTTTGCCAGCGGTGGCTAAGCAGGCTTCTGGTGCCGCACCTGGAGCTTACCGTATGTAAATACCGTGTCAGAGTATGACATAATACAAAATATTTTGTCATAGTTAGTAATGTGTGTGTGTGTTATGTTAAACATTTTAAAGAGCTAGCACGTGACTTTTGACCATCGATGACACCTTCCCATGGAATATAACCGTTGTCATCAACACCAATTAGATCCTTCCCCTGATATTTCAGGTTCATACTATTTGAAAAATTAGTACAGTTGTCTGGAGACGGGGGTTGAACAGGTGTGCTGCCTAATAATCCGTAGTTATCTACGCAGTTTGTTCCGTCAAAATCCATACGATCCGGGCATTTTGCGATCTCAGGCGGCCATTTTTGACTACTCTTTGACTTCCAGAGTAGAACCGCGACCGTTCCAATCGATATTATAAATGCGATGATTGCGAGTAATAATACCATTTTTTGTATTGAAAGATTGAAAAAGTTGCTAAACAGACCGTTGCCTGATGTGCTACTGGCAGCTCCATTACCGGAACTTCCAAATGCCGATGAACCGACATTTTTTGAACTTGAAATAAAATCCATAGTATTACAGAATAAACGAATACGCTATATATAGTAATGATATAATATCTATACATTATACAACAACGTTATTTAGCGTATATTCTTTCTACCGTATTCAATCATGAACCGTTTTGATTATCGCAATTTCCCTGAAGAAACATTTATCGGACAACCTAAAAATGGCCGGCTGGATATCTTAACACCCCCAATCCAAGATCAGTTTGCGCTTTATGATAAGAACCCAGTCCATCAGTGCGTGACCTATCGTGACGCGTTAAACGGAATCTGGGAAAACACTCCTCTTTCGAATGCGTTCTTTAGTAAGGAGAATATGCAGATTATTCAGAACGGTATTCGTGCCGGTGTATATCAGCGGTCGCGTGGCAAGTATGTGATCGGCGAACAGGATTGTGATACCCTCCGCATCATCATGCGGACAATTTATTTACAGAATGCCGCCAACGCTCCCACCGATATCCGCGAGCAGATTATCGAGTTGAATGAATTAGTATTCGAATATTGTGTTCCTCGTGTTCATGGCGAAGCGGAGGGTTACATTCAGTATAAGCGTGATGTCAGCAACATGTATACACCGATGGCTCGTCCGAATTTCTCAGATTACAAACATAAGACGCTAGAATTGAAACCTTGGTTTTAGATTACTTGTCGACCAATAATAAAAAATAGTTTTATTATTTATTATTCGTTTTTTTATTTTCGGTTGGTGTAAGACGATCTTACCTTACACTTTCTTCACCACCATCTTCTTTTTTGCTGGTGCCGCAGCGCCACCACCTGCCGACGCCACTTCCGCCGCTGTTGCGGCCCACTTCTTATACTCCGTCTCCAATTCGTCCAAGTCACGTGTCCATAATGCTTGAATCGACGTATCGCTGAGTTCTTTGTGTTGCGCATGTTTAGCGTCACGCTCTGACAAGAGATGCTTAACATTCTCATCCGTCACACTATCCATCGGCATCTTGAGAAGATATTTGAATTCAACGTCGCCGTCGATGTGCTCGTATCCGTGCGCGGTCATCTTTGCGAAAATCGCCTCCTTCGTCTGTCGGCGTAATTCCAGTTTGTCGTCGAGTATCTCTTGAATGTATCGGGCGCGGTTTGTTAGGACTCGAAGCTCGTTGGCGAGTTGAGCTAGCATCGCCGCTTTGCGTTTGGCGTAAAGGGCCAGGCGCTCCACGTAATAATCCTCGATGATGTCGTAGATCGTTGTGTATTTCCGAAGTTTCTCATGTGCGTCGAATAGATTCATATTCGTCGTGCTTTGCGTTGTGAATAGTGCGAGAAGCTTCTCTAATTTGTTCGTTCCAGCGTCAGCATCCACGATCGCAGCTTGAAGGTCGTTCGGAGTATGCGGGTAGGATGGATGAAACGTCACTGTGATATCCACGACTGTATCAGTCGACATGTCGCTATATTCTTTCAACACGGGACACGACGACGAAGCACTACCTTTATCGGTCTTGTCTTTATCCGCTGCGGCAGGTGCCTCCATCAATTTCTCC